CTCGCACTTCTCTGAATGTCAAAAGTAATCCTTACCCTGTCTCCTGCTGTAAAAGAAATAGGTGTAGTTTGCTTTAAAATCTCTGAATCTACCGCACCGCTTAACGTAACCCTTGCCGAGTTAGAACCATAGGCCCAATCTGTAGCTGCCGTTGCAAAATTACTCCACCCATTAATATTGGAAGTAAAACCACCATTCACTAATGAGTAAGATGGCTGATCGGTTGTCTGTTTAAATGTTGTCAGGAAGTTTATATGCTCAAAGGCAAGTAAATTTCCGGTAACCTTAAACGTTGGGAACTTATATTGGTTTACTAAACTTGAAAGCAATAGTCTCTGAAGTGTATTAGTCCCCCCAACATTTAGTCTTGTCCATGAGGTAGTTGGTTCCCCGGCCTGATCTAGGAAAATGTTTCTGTAAAGGTTCTTTTTATTGTTTACATAAAGTTCTGTAACGTCTCCGCTTTCCAACTCTACTACAAGATTCTCTTTGTAGTTAGTATTATTAACTGCCTCTAGTACTTCTTCTTCCGGGCCTTCTTCTCCATTAGGAAGAAACTTGAATCCAACATCGTACAGGTATATACTCCCAATATCACGGTATGCCCTCTTTGTTCTGTTAGTAAGCTCCCAGACAACTTCGTTAGTTGTCGTGGCGTAATCTGTTGGCCTTATAATCTCCGGTGCAGATAAAGCCTCTGTCCCTGATCGCAAGTTAAAGTCAAGCGTCCAGTCATCTGTTGAACCGGAAACTGTTAATGGGTATAATCCTCTTATCCTATAACCTTCAGAAGGTAGTGTTGTTGTTGTAATCGCAACTAATTCTGAATATCCGTTAAAATCCTGATATTGAGAACCGTAGAATTGAAGTGTTATAGTTAATGGCCTTATCGTTACACTTGAAATTCCCTTCAATCTAGCCTTGATCTCAAACTTTTTATCCTTGTCGTATTCTTCCTCAAAGATATAATTCCATTGATAGTCTGAATCATCTGTCCAAAAACCATCATTGTAGTAATAAGACCCTAACTGAATGCGGTATCTTATCTTAACCCACTCAGGCATAGTAGCACTTCTTGAATTACCGCTTGTTATTTCTCCTGTATTTATACGGTAGTTAAATGTAAAAATAAAAAAGTCTGAACTTGTTAATTCTACCGGTATGGTGTTAGATTGAACAGTTATAGTCTCGTTATCTACTAAACCAGTCATTTCAAGAGCATAGTCAACATTAGTTTCTGTTGTCCTATACTCTCCTTTATATGAAGGCTGTGTAGCACTTCTAACCCAAGATGGAAGGTTTGTTTGAACAAGATTAAAGTTACTAAAATCAGTAGCCGTTTCTCTTATTATCTTTGAAACCTTATAACTTGCCTCAGAAGCGGTTACCGTCCATCCTTCTATAATTCCATCCTGATAGCGGTCAATGTCGAATGAACCATTCTCCAAAAGGGTTTCTTTTCTGAATAGCTTTCTTACTACCGTTACTTTACCATAAGCCGGAACTACTTCAAGTGTACTGTCTCCGTCTCTGAAAATAGATGAAAGTCTTAAACTAGGTGAAACAATCTCAACTAAAGGATCATACACCGCACCACTTACATAAGTACCTTCACGATTATACAAACGGGTGTTATATACATCACACTGCTCCTCAATTCTTACAATATTCCAAACTCCGTTCTCCTGAACTAACTTGGCCCCAAATGGCATAAGCAAAGCACGTATCACTCTGGCACACGTCCAGGGTGTTCCGTCATCTTCATAAAATGCACTCATCTCATGTTGGGTTTGTTCCAAAGGCACAAGGTTATCCTGTGTGTCCTCTGTTATATTCATCCCAACACGTATGCTTAACTGAAGTGAAAGTTTGTCAAGTATGATGGCAATAATCTCAATCAGGCTCTTTTTACCCTTTAGTTTATTCCCATCCTTGTCAAGAAACTCTAATTGTTCTAACTGATTTACATTATCAGTCGCCCTTATTTCTGTGATATAGGGTGCGCCCTGTGTATAAGGTTCGCTGAATATAGAAGGAACTATATACCCTGTCCACCTTAACGTTCCTACCGGTTCATAATATCTTACCTGATATTTCCTGTCATCCTGACTGAATAATCCTATAAACTGCAAATCTCTTTCGCTTGCAAGCTGTATCTGTGCCTGAGTTGGTCGTAGACATTCAAACTTATTAGTTACGGGAACTTCACTTCCTAAAGACTTTACAAAGGGAACCGGGCCTCCTTTTACCTCCACAAAGTCACCCTCAAAGTTTCTCTCTAAAATATCTATCCTTTCCTCTACACCGTAAATATTGTCATGTTCCATACGGTACATAACTCCGTAAGTTGGGAGTGGGTCATTGGGCTGGCCGTTGGTAGTTGTCTCTGCTGTTAGAGAAACCGTTACCGTAGCCCGGCAATTAGCAGAATCCCTTGCGTATATCGTATAATTACCAACCGATAAACCTGTAAACGTTCCTGTAGTATTGGTCATGTCGTTAAACACAACATCATCCAATGAGTATCTTACTTCTCCACGTCCACTCTGCGCTCCTACCGCTATCTCTCCGTCAGAACTGTAAGGATTTGAACATTTAACTATGGCCGGTGCGCCAATGAAAGCAAGATCACAAACTACTATTGTAGTAGCACATTGAGGGGCATTAGGTGTTGTCCATTGGTAAACGTATGGGAAACTAGGGTTAAATATGTTCCCCCTGAATTGAACTAATGTTGTGCCTGACGGGTATGGTGAACAAAACTGGTAAAGCGAAGTAAACCACTTTGAATTATAATCAGCATAACCAGTCACGTTAGAAATAATAACCTGACCCAAATCCGGGCCTGTCGTTATCTGTGTATTCGTTAGTGATGGTTCATTTATTTCACGTATCAGGAATTGATCTATATAACAAATCCCTGATACTGTTTTTGTAAACTTACCACCACCCCTTATTTCAAAATCATAGGTGTCACTAGAACCAACTACCGCAACATCTATTGAAATCAACGTCCATGTATCGTAAACATCTTCAATTGCCGGTATATAAACTTCGTTTGAACTTACGGTACTAGCATTAGTCGTGTATAGTCTTATATTTGTTAATGCGCTGCCAAATGGGTTTACAGTAGGAACATAAACATAGCAAGAAACACGATAAGTTTTACCTGAAGTTAAACTTGCTGTTTGTGTAGCTATTCTTTTGTTAACAGTGTTTGGTTGTGTGTAAAGCCCTGAATAAGTACCGGTTTGTGCTACTGTCGATGATCTTGTAAGGTTTGTTGTATCACCAGTCCATGTTCCTGCCGCAGCCTCAAATGTTCCTGAATCATAAGAAGTTCCTAAGTTTGAACCAAAAGCAGGAGTTGGAACATCTTTATATACTACATATCCTTGCGCAAAGTCATCCCAATAGGTAGAAATCCTGGTGCCAATACCAAACCCGGCTCCTAAATCCTCCGTAAGCGTCCACGTAGCTATTAAGTTTTCAGCCATTACCCTGTAATCCCGTTAGCGTAACCAGTATTTCTTAAAGAACCAACTAAATCCTTCCCTCTTAGTCTAAACTCTACATTCCCTTCGTAGCTTGACCCACGTACATTAGACGAGTTGTTCTTACCAATCTGCATTAAAAGTCCTTTTGTTATAGCGAATCCCGCTGTTATAGCAGCAATGCCTAAGAACGGGTTCATCGGGTTAATCGCAAATAACTTGCTTTTACCCTCTATTATGTTAGCTATTACTCTTTTTTGAATCTGATCTAATATGCTGGCGGTAACCATTCTAAAAGCATCAGCAAACTCAAATTCCTTAGCAATCATACGGGTTAAAACGTCCCCAACCTGATCTGCCATAGATGCGTATGCGTAATTCCTGTCTTTGATGGCCTCAATGTCTTTCCTTTTAAGTTCTATTGACCTTTCTATTGTTTTATTAAACTCTTCTTGTTGATTTTTTCTTAATGAATCAATCCCTTCTTTTAAATCTTCCTTAGATGAGTTACCAGATAATACATCAGAAAGCAATTTTGAACTTCTCCCGCTAGCACCTTGATTAAACTCACGGACTGAAATAGCCTCCATCTCCCACTTGTTTCTTATCTTGTAATATTCAAGTGCTAGTTTAATTGATTCTTGGTATTCTTCGTTTTGCTTTTTTAATGTATCAAGTCTCTGTGCCTCCTTTTCAGCATTTGCAACTATGATTTTATTCATAGCTTCCTGAAGCGGTATAATTGGTGTATTTGATGGCCCTAATGCTTGACCACTTCTTGTTATCTCAAATACTGACAATATCTTTTTGCCACTTTCATCCCATGTATAACCAAGTTTCTTACCAAGTTTATCAGCCAACCTTACTAAATTTTTAAATTGTTCAGTTCTTATTGGTTGATTTAGTGATATGGAATTTTGCACTCCCTTTAACAGGGAATTAAATTTAATAATATCAGCACCGGTTCCACCAGCCATTAAATTAAGTGCATCGGCAGCGGCTTCAGCAACATCTTTTAGAACACCTTTACTTTCTTTAAATGAGAGTATTAGCGCATCCCAAGCGGTTCCTACTTTTGTTATTGATGTTGCAAGGTTGTCCTCCATAGCCCTTGCCATAGAGTCTGTTGCACCAATGGAATTTCTGTATGCCTTAGTTAACTCTGTTATCCTTTCCTTTTGATTAGCAAGAACCAATAATGCGGTTTGTGCATAAAGACCAACCTCATCATTAGCCCCAGCAAGCGTTATCCCGGCTTTAGACAATTCTTCAAGCCTTTCTTGTAGTGGTTTACCACCATCAGTAAGCATTGTGAAAATCCTTCTCAAAGAAGTACCGGCCTGTGTCCCCTTAATACCGGCATCCGCGAGTACTGACATCATTGCAGACGTTTCTTCTAAAGAAACATTTGTTGCCTTTGCTACCGGTGAAACGTACTTAATGGCATCCGCAAAGGAATCAAGAGTAAGGGCTGAACTATTCAATGATGCAGCCATTATATCAGTAACCCTTCCCATTTGTGAGGCATCCATTTGGAATGCCCTCAATGTTGAACCTGCTATCTCAGCACTTCTAGCTAAACCTTCGCCTGTGGCAGTGGCTAGATTAACCGTAGCCCTTGTAGAGTCTAATATTTCTTTTGTTGAAAATCCTAAACGCCCAAACTCTAATTGTAATTCAGCTACTTGTTTTGCTGTGTATTGTGTGGTGCTACCTAAAGACCTTGCACTCTTATCAAGTTTATTAAAATCTTCTGAACTAGCCCCTGTAATTACGCCTACCTGTGTTATTACCTTATCATATTCAGCGAGTGTAGTAATAGAACTTTGAATCGCGCCTATAACCTGGTAGGCCCCAAATGTTCCTATTAATTGGTTCCTTAACCCCATCAGGGATTTTTCAAAACCACTTACCTTATTATTAAGTTGATTTATCCCCGCTACAAATTGTGCTGTGTGGGCCGCTATCTGAACTATTACGCTATGTTTTGCTTGCACGTTTTTTCTTGTATTTAGCTTCCACTTCTTCAGGGGTCATCTTCTTGCCTAACGGCTTATTTTCATCATAAGGCAACTTTATCAGGTCGGTAGGTTTAACCCTGCTCTTACTCTGTAAGTTTACCATCGTGGCCCACAACTGCCTTGTGGTATCCCAATCACGGTTATGCTGTCTCTCCTCCCTCGCGTAGATTACTTTTAATCTATGCAAGTAAAGCCCCCATTCATACCATGAAAGGTTCCAAAATTCATCAGGAGAAAGTTCTAATTCGGACACTGCTGTTATCAGCAAGTCCTCCATCGTTAACTCTGCCCCGTCTCCTTCGGGGCCTCCGAGTTTTTTGGTAAAGCAAGGGATTCGTTAAATATCTCTACCGCCTTCGTCTCCCCTATAACTTCAAGAAACTCCGCCACTTCATCTAAAGTTAGATTCTTACCTGTTTTCTTAAAGTCCTCATAGGCTTGCGCACCAGCGAAGAAATATTGAAGAAGGGCCGTTGTTTGTTGGCCATCCTCATTCATTCTCCTCACTAATCCAAATACGCTTGTCTTAAATTCCCGTTCTATGATGTGCCCGGCATACATTCCAAACTTGAAACCGAAACCATCAAATTCGTAAATCGTCTTATTTAGCATATTAAGTAATTGAGTAACCCCATTCTCCATCGCCAGTAAACTCACCTGAGAAGGTCGAACCGGCATTCAATGGGCCAGTCCACTCAATCTGATTCAGGTAAGCATATCCTGTGATCGTTAAAGAATCAGAACCATCGTAGCTCATCTTAACCCAAACTTTCGTCTTGTTTTTGTTAACCGATACCAAGTCCTGAAATCCATACGTAGAAGCAGGGTTGAAGAAGCCCTCAAAGCTAACCGACCACTGCTGTCCACCGGGCAATACTTGTCTTGCGCCCGAATTGTCTTTGCAAGTCACATCTATCTCGTTATTAGTAGAGGTGAAGGTTGCATTTGTCAAACAGCCGATAAGCTGCCCTTCAACATACACACCTACATCATTTCCATTTACTACTGCCATTTTATTTACTCTTTAGGTTTAAAAAATTCTGTCTTTACCTTCTTCTTTGGCGGGTATGGCCCGTCAAAATCTTCTGCGTATCCTCCGTATTTCAATTCACTCTCTAACTCTGCGTCACAAAGAATAACCTGTCCTACCGGGTATTTACGCCCAAATCTGTTTATCCAACTTTTCTTCAATACTACCTTACGCGCCATAACTACACTTAAAAGTTGATTCCCTTACATATAGTCCTCCATACGCTTCCACGTAGTTGTCGTTCGAGTTTAAAAAAGTGATATACCCAAACGTAACCCCGTTATGCGTACCATTTTCTCCGTTCAAAGCGGTAACTATCGCATCGTCTAAGTCTGCAACATCATCATAGTTTTGATGGTAGCTGCTGACGATAAACTCAGCCGTGTATCCACAATTCTTGGCCTCCACTATCCTGCTGCTCATCCGGCAAACTGAATACGGAAATATCTCTGTCTGTGGAGCGATAACAGGATATACCTTATACTTCGTAGCTGCGAAGTTCTGACCTAGTATGGCCTGAACTCCTGCATCGTTTTTCAGTATGTGTGTTACCCCTTTTATCATGGTGTCCAAGCCCCTCTTTTCTTCAAAGTCCTTTTCATCAAGTCGCGAAGTTTTATCGCTATCTGATTGTTTATCTCTCCAACAACCTGTGTCTCCGTCTGCCTGAAGGCTGGCCCCATAAAGGGCTGTGCTGGTTGATTCGTTGGATGCGCATTCGGGTACCTGGCATACCACCCTCCTGGCGGTCTGTTAAATACTCCACCTTCTACAAGGTGTCCGTGTCTCCCTTTGTAACCACCCTTTACTCTTGGCCTTACGTGTACGGTTCCAACTACTGATACTTTACTCATTGGTAGTTTAACAGCACCAATAGAATTAACTAGGTTTTTAGTCTTTCCTTTCGGAGCAAGCTGTTTGGCTCTTTCTACAAGCGGTTTAGAAGCTGCAACGTTAGCAGCACCAATAACCCTATGGTTTAAAGCTAGTGGCATCTGCTTTAACAGATCATCAACTTCCTTCCAACCTGTTACTACTACGACCATGTTACGTTTTCTAAAATGTTAGTCACTATATCTAAAAACCTTCCCCTTCCCTCTCCTTCGCTAATGGTTATGATTTCATAAACCTGTCCGTACTGATCTACGATTCTCATGTTAGCTTTTATGTCCTGTCTCCACCTGATAGTCCAAACCGTCAGGTACATGAATTGAACCTTATCTGCGATCACTACTTCTTTGCCCCTCAAGTCCTCCTTACGTGCCCACACATCAGGACTGGAGTCTATTTCAACCCAATC